ATTAAGGGTTGATGGGGCGCCATACACAAAGACTGGTGTGTCAAAACCGCCAGTAGTTGCTCAATGGCATAGACAATTGAAATATTTTGCTGTAAGTCCTAACGGACTAGTGGTAGATGAAGTCAATTCTTGTTTATTATGCTCAGTCAAAGTTCATTATCAAATAGATCGAAAGTGTTCTTGTTCAGACACCAAAAACATTCACTATGGGTGCATTTTACAATATGTTCGTACATTAGGAAACCAGTGTCCCTATTGTTTACAACCAATATCCATACCTGTTGCTAAACTCATCTCCGAGTGTGACAATACATACCTAACTGGTTGTAGTTTCAAGAACGTGCATAATGCTGTTTCATCCATGATAGTGGATGAAATTGCTCTGAATCTTCCTGGAAGGTTCTTTTCTCGTTTTGCTCAATGGAACAAATCAGTTTATGGTTACGGTAAAGTCCTAATAGAATGTCCTCAATGGTTATCTGAGGATGTGTTTAACATGACGATGAATGGTGCTGCAAAGGCTGGTCTTTACTTTGGTCCCGAAGGCTTCGACAATAAACCAAGCAAACGTATTGCCTATCGAAGCACAAAAGAGTGGCTCCATTTATATATGAAAGACCTTTACTTCATTTATTCATCAAATGGTACTATTACGGATGATGATTTACTTCAGGTTATTGGTGACTCCTACGCTAAGTTATCATTTAAGATTGAAGTCCTCCAAGACCCTGAGAAACAAAGAATTTTCTTTATTACATCATTACTAAAATTTCTGATTGATAAGGTCCTTCTTTCACCCATCTTTAAATCACTATACAATTTTAAGAATATAATGATTGGATTTAGATGGGCTGATGGGGGGGCTCAACGTCTCTACAATTGGTTATTAAAGGATGGTGATAGATTTTATTTTGAATGGGATTTGCGAAGGATGGACCAAAAAGTTAAGTGGGCTCACATTTTATTTAACTTGTGGACCTTATACCAAGACTATGGTCTTCCTTCCAATCCTGATCTAAGATTTGATCCTAATAAAGATGATTCTTTCAATGTGCGTTCTTTTGAATTGCTTCTGACATCTCTATTAACTCAATGGACTGCGAGAAACAGTGCTTTTACCAAGA